GCCTGATCCATTCTGTATTAGATATCCAAGAGCGAACTATCAACATACTATGAAGGCGAACGAAGGTTCTCCTAAGACTGATAATGCTACTGATAGTCGTCCTAGAGATTTCCCAGACCAAGCAGAAAATCGATTAGAGAGAACATTATGAAGATGTGGGAAACGGAATGCTCTGGGTGTCAAAAGATGATACCAGCAAATCAATGTCCTCAAGTCGGATGCTATGTTCCGTCCGAGAATAAATATAAAAATTCACTATGCAAACCCTGTTGGTTAAAAAAATGCAAGCAGTAATCTATTCAAATGGTAGTCAAGAGTGTGAGCGTATGGCAGCACTATTAGAGTCTCTTGGTGGAGAGTTTTTAGAGTATAAACTCAACAAGCACTTTTCTCAAAGATCATTTGAAAATGAATTTGGCGAAGGGGCGACTTATCCCCAAGTATCTTTGGGTTATAAGCATGTTGGTAACATGCATGACACATTACATTTCCTGCAAGAGAAAGGGATGTTTTCCAAGGAATAAATAGTTTCATACTCATCATACATTATGATCACCGATTTTTATATTAAGGACTTCATTGGAGTCTTTGAAACGGAATTTGATTCTACAGAATTTATTAATTACTTCAATCATTCTAAAGATGTTGGAGTTGCCTTTGACCGTAGGGGATTTATAGATCCCAATACAAAACTGAAAAGGACACTTACTCGAAGAGATGCTTCTCTTCCTATAGATTATTTTATGGATGAAGAAAATTCACCCCCCGAGGTGCAATCATTCATGATTGATAAAGATTTAAATTCTAGATATTTGAAACAATACAATTCTGTATTGAATAACTGCCTCAATCATTATGCAGAAGAGTATGAACAACTTAGTGCTTATTATTTACAATCTGCATATTTAAATATTCAGAAGACTTCTCCTAAACAGGGTTATCATCAATGGCACTCAGAGAATATCTCAAAGGGAAATGGCAGGAGAATTCTTGCACATATGATGTACTTAAATGATGTTGATGAAGGTGGAGAAACTGAATTTCTATATCTCTCCACAAGAATCAAACCAGTAAGAGGCAAATTACTTATTTGGCCAGCAGGATTCACACATACCCATAGAGGCAACCCTCCTCTTAGTGGTGATAAATATGTTGCAACTGGTTGGGTAGAAAACGGAAATCCTTAAAAACAATGGCAAATTGGTATCAAGATCAATTAACAAACAAAAACTTTCTTTCTCCGATTGGATTTTTATTCCTTCTGGATAAGGCACGTCATGTATCATTTCTATGCCAAAAGGCAGAGATTCCTACAGTATCACTTGGACAAGTAGATATTCCAACTAGAGGATTGGTTGCTATTCCAGTGGAAGGAAATATGAAATATGGTGAATTTACCATTGAGTTTATCGTCGATGAAGATCTGAAAAACTATATGGAGTTGCACAATTGGATGCGTGCATTAGGTACTCCACAGGAACTTAAAGAAAGATCTGACTGGAGAGATAGATTTGAAACCGTTAAGGGTCAGGAAGTTAGATTTTCCGATGCAACTCTACAGGTTTTAAATAACAACAATCAAGTTAATTTTGACGTAGTATTTAAAGATCTGTTTCCTGTTCAGTTATCAACATTGTCATTTGATGTTACTAATACTGATACTGATTATTTCACATCGACATGCACCTTTAGTTACACATTATATGAAGTGAGAAATAGCAACAGTACAACCAGAAGATGAGCAACTGGAAAACAAGAGCGTTAGCAGACCCCAATTTAAAATACAAATATGTTATACTGATAATGAATGGACCCAAGTCTTTATCACAAGCTTGGATTTTACAAGGACTTAAACTTAAATATTGTCATGAATTTGGAAACACTACAGGAACAATGGAGAACTGATTGCAAACTAGATGATGATTTGCATGATAACGATTCACTAAAAATTCCACAACTCCATATGCGATACATGGAGTTTCATAATACATTCTCTTTAATGAAAAGAGATCGTGAAATTCAAATGAAACGTCTCATCAAAGAGAAGTGGTTGTATTACAAAGGTAAAGCACCTGCAGCAATCTACAAAGAGATGCCCTTTGATTTAAAACTTACAACCAAAGAAGAAATCTCAATGTTCATTGAAGCGGATGAAGAGATTGGAAAACTACAATATAAGATTGGATACATAGAACAGGTTCTTTTCTTTCTGGATGGAGTATTGCGACAAATCAATAGTCGCACATATCATATCAAGAACGCTATTGAATGGAAAAGGTTTCAATCTGGTATGTAATGAATTACGGTCTGTATTATAAACAAGTTTCTTTTAATCGTCAGTCGATGCAGGTAGTCAATACTGCATTATCTGGCGATTCTTTTATGTGGCAAGAGGGTCGATTATTTGATCAAAAAACACAAACAAAAAGAAACTCAAAAATAGCATGGGTGAAGAATGAACAGTTGTATGTAATGCTATTGAAAATGGTAAGGAGCGTCAATAGATCTTCAAAGTGGAACTTTAAAATTTCAGGAGTAGAACCTATTCAATATGCAATGTATGAACCAGGAGGAACTTACAATTGGCATATAGATCAACATCCAAGACCTGTTAGAGGCAATGTAAGAAAGATTAGTATGTCACTCTTCCTCAATGAAGACTATGAAGGTGGGGAGTTTGATTTGGAACTATATAGTCCAGCAGAGAAAATAAGGTATAAAACCTTTAAGTTATCAACTGGTTCTGCTATTTTCTTTCAAGGTGATCAATGGCACAGGGTTAGACCTGTAACATCAGGATTGCGTAAATCTCTTGTAGCATGGTTTTATGGACCTCCGTATTCGTAAAAAGAATGAAGTTTATCTTAAAATTGAGGCAGAACCTCACATCAATTATGAACTAGCAGATTACTTTTGTTTTGAAGTTGAGTCTGCTAAGTATATGCAGAAGCAACGTCGCTGGAAAGGATGGGATGGAAAGATCCGTTTGTACTCACCAGCAACAGGAGAAATTTATTGTGGTCTCTTAGACTATCTTTTAGAGTGGGCAGACGAGAAGAAGTATCAATATAAGTTTGAAGACTGTAAGTTCTTTGGACACCCTCTAGCACAGAATGATTTTATCACTCCTCAGGGTGTTGTAGGTTTTGTAAAATCTCTTCACTTACCGTATCCCGTTCGGGATTATCAGTATAAAGCAATATACGAGGCACTAAAATATAATAGGAGACTTTTATTATCACCAACAGCTTCTGGAAAGTCTCTGATGATTTATGCATTAGTACGTTTTCATGCAAATGCGAACAGAAATATCTTAATTGTTGTTCCAACTACATCTCTAGTGGAGCAGATGTATAAGGACTTTGAAGAATATGGTTGGATGGCGTCCGAAAACTGCCACAAAATATATGCGGGGCAAGAAAAATACACGGACCATCAGGTGGTAATTACCACTTGGCAATCTATCTATAAGGAACCTAGAAAATGGTTTGACAGGTTCGATGTTGTCATCGGTGACGAGGCACACCTTTTCAAAGCTAAATCTCTTACGTCTCTGATGGGTAAGTTGCATGAATGTAAATATCGTATTGGATTTACAGGAACTCTTGATGGTGCGAATGTCAATCAGTTAGTTCTTGAGGGTGTCTTTGGTAGATGCTCACAAGTGACACGAACTGCACAACTAATGCAAGACGGACATGTTGCTAAACTGAAAGTAAAGATTGTTCTGGTAAAGCATGAAGAGAAACTGTTTGAAGGTTATCAAGATGAGATCGGATACCTTGTAGAACATGAAGGTAGGAACAAATTCATCCGCAATCTTGCTTGTGACTTGAAAGGAAATACCCTGGTACTATTCAACTATGTAGAACGCCATGGAGTGCCTCTTTACGAGATGATAAATAGTTACACCGAAAGACCAGTACATTTCGTACATGGTGGAGTAGATGTTAATGACCGTGAAGACATCAGACTATTAACCGAACAATCTGATAATGCCATCATCGTTGCTTCATATGGTACGTTTTCCACAGGCATCAACATCAAAAGATTACACAACGTTATCTTCGCAAGTCCTTCAAAGTCCAGAGTTCGCAACCTACAATCTATTGGTCGTGTCCTAAGGAAAGGCGAAAATAAATCTCAAGCAACGTTATACGACATTGCTGATGATATCTCTACAGACAGAGGTAACAACTATACACTCAATCATTTAATGGAAAGAGTCAAAGTCTATAACGAAGAAAAATTTAACTACGAAATTATAGATGTCAAAGTAAAAGCTTATGATTAATTACGCAAGACACGACGAAGAGTTTTACGGTATATTCAAACTTCTCAATGGTGAAGAAGTATTGGGTAAAGCAGTCCTTACAGAGGATGATGGTGAAACTCTAGCATTCGTTCAAGATCCAGTATGCATCAATTTGATTACTAAAGAAGTTGGCGAACATAAAATTGTTCGTGGAATGGGTTTTAGTAAGTGGATGCAATTATCCGATGAAGAGTTTTTTATCCTTAGAGAAAAAGATATCCTCACCGTCGCCTCTATGAGTAAAGAGATCAGCATACTCTATGATGCATACATCATTAGTGAAAGTACTTCCTCTGAAAAAATGACTGAGATGCAAACAGATGTAAAAGGTACTGCTGGATATCTAGGTACGATTGATGATGCAAGATCACTCTTTGAAAGAATCTTTAAAAGCTAGAAGTACTCCTGAACCCTTACAGTGTTATTATACAGAGGAAACTTTAATCTGTCAAGTTGTCACTTCGTAATTTATGTGCTATAATAAACAAACGATATGAAATTCATATGAAAACATCTCCAAAGAAAAAACAACATTATGTAGATAACCAAGAGTTTCTTGCTGCGATCATCAAGTACAAAGAAAAAGTCGCTCATGCAGAAGAGAATGATCTTCCGAAACCTAGGGTTAATAACTACATTGGTGGATGTTTTCTAAAAATTGCTACCCACTTATCATACAGACCAAACTTTATCAACTACATGTATAAAGATGATATGGTTTGTGATGGTATTGAAAACTGCATTCAGTACATCGATAACTTCAATCCAGAAAAAAGTAGAAATCCATTTGCATACTTTACACAAATTGTTTATTATGCATTCCTTAGAAGGATTGCTAAAGAGAAGCGACAGATGGATATCAAAGATAAGATCTTAGAAAAATCTGGTTACGATCACGTCTTTACAGTTGACGGTGACGCACATTCCGACTATAATCATATCAAATCTCGTGTTGAAATGAACTCTAAGCGATGAAGATTCTTCTGATTACAGACCAACATTTTGGAGTTCGCAACGATAATCAATATTTTATAAATCACTATAGAAAATTTTATTCTAAAATTGTAATACCTTTTATCAAAGCATCTAAGATTGATACTGTAATCGCTCTCGGAGATACTTTTGATAAGCGTAGATCCATTAACTTTATGTCGCTTGAGTCGGCAAAGGAAATGTGGTTTGATCCTCTTAGTGAGATGGGTGTGAAAATGCACATGCTCGTTGGTAATCATGATATCTACTATAAAAATACTTTACGAATCAACGCCCCAAGTGAGTTACTTGCTGGATACAAAAACATCAACGTCATCAGCAACCCTACCACTACTGTTTTTGATGGTCTTCCTGTACTCCTTCTCCCTTGGATTTGCGATGAGAATCATGCAGAAGTTCTGGAAAAGGTAGGATCTACTGATGCAAAAGTATGCATGGGTCATCTAGAACTAAATGGTTTTGAAGCACATCCTGGTCATGTAATGCATAGTGGGATGGACCTTAACATGTTTAGTAAATTTGAAAAGGTGTTTAGCGGACACTATCATATGAAATCCAATAGAGATAATGTGTATTATCTTGGAAATCCTTACCAATTATATTGGAATGATTATGGATGCAAAAGAGGATTCCATGTTTTCGATACTGACACACGAAAGACAACATTCTATAGGAACCCCTTTGACACTTTCCACAAATTGTATTATAATGATGGGGTAAAAACTTCTGGTCTGGAAGAATTACAAGGATCTTTCGTAAAATTAATCGTCGAAAACAAAGGCGATTATGCAAAATTTGATTATGCAGTAAAGGAACTTCAAAATTTAGATCTTGCGGATCTGAAAATTATTGAAGACCTAAGTGTGGAACTAGAAAATGGTGACGCAGTGCTGGAAACCGAAGATACTCTAACATTGTTAGACAACTACATAGATGAAATAGATCTAAAAGTTGATAAAAATAACATAAAAAGTGTAATGAGATCTTTATACATCGAAGCATCGGAACTCTAATGTTTATCTTATCAGACCTCACTAGTGGTGGAATTTATTCTACAACTGATACTCTCGATCAGAAAGTTGTTCATATCTTTGAAGAACAAGAAGATGCTGAGAGATATGTAACACAATTGATCGCTGATGACTATGCTGAAGACCTAGAAGTTGTAGAAGTTGCACAAGAAGTTGTAGCAATGAATTGCAATACTTATGGATATCATTATTCAATTGTTTCAAAAGATGACCTCGTAATTCCACCTTAACATGATTACATTTGAGACTATTCGTTGGAAGAATTTTCTTTCAACAGGTGACCAATGGACTGAAATACAACTTAACGAATCTCAATCAACTTTAATAGTTGGTACTAATGGCGCAGGGAAATCTACTATGTTAGATGCCCTGTGTTTTGCTTTGTTTGGAAAAGCATTTCGTAAAATTAACAAACCACAGTTAGTAAATTCAATCAATGAAAAGGGTTGCAAAGTTGAAGTTACATTCTCTATCGGAAAGGATGAGTATCGTGTATTCAGAGCAATTAAACCGAATGCGTTTGAACTCTATAAAAATAACAAACTGGTCGATCAGGATGCTGCCACGAAGGACACCCAAAAATATTTGGAGCAGTCAGTCCTCAAACTCAATTTCAAATCATTCACTCAAGTTGTTATACTCGGATCATCAACTTTTGTCCCCTTCATGCAACTCGCTGCCAGTCACAGGAGAGAAGTTATTGAAGATCTACTTGACATCAACATCTTCTCAAACATGAATGCTCTGTTGAAAGACAGAGTTCGTACCGAACAGTCCCATAGTAGAGACTGTGAGCATATGGTTAGTATTGCTGAAGAGAGAGTAGCATCTCAAACTAAATTGATCGAATCTTTACAGGAAGTAAATAATACACGGCAGAAAGAAAAGCAAGATAGAATTGTTAGTAATGAAAAATTGATCGATGAAGAAGTAAATAATAAAGCAAAATATACAGAACAACTTTCTGAGATCAAAGAGTCTTTAGAGGGAGTTGATGACCACAAAACCATACTACAGGAACTTAGACAGTCTCAATCTGATGTCAATTCAGAACTAAAGAGTGTATCTAAACAACTTAAATTCTTCAAAGCAAATGATGAGTGCCCTACTTGCCAACAGGAGATTGATAAAAATTTTAAATTTGCTATGGTTGGTGCCTTAAAAGTTAAAGGTGAGGATCTCTCTGAAAACTTCAGAGGTTTGACTGATAAAATTTCTGATGCAATAAGTGTTATCGAAACTATAGAATCTATCAGTAAAAAATCTTTTGAACTGAATACTAGAATCCAACGCAGTGATAAAGAAATTGTTCGTATAGAGTTTGAGAATCTTGGAATTAGTAAAGAATTACTTAATCTTCAAAACGATACTCCGAGCATCAATAGTGAAGTTGAGAACCTTGAGTCACTTAAAAACCAACTTAATGATACAAAAGAACAGTGTGGTAAAGTTAGTAAAACCCTTGTTGAGTATCAAGTAGTATCAAATCTTTTGAAAGACTCTGGAATCAAAAGTCAAATCATTAAAAAATACATTCCAGTCTTTAACAATCTCATTAATAAATATCTCCAAAGTATGGACTTCTTTGTCAATTTTACCTTGGACGAAGAATTCAATGAAATTATTAAGAGTCGCTTCAGAGATGAGTTTTCATATGCATCATTCTCTGAAGGTGAAAAGCAGAAGATTGATTTAGCACTTCTATTTACTTGGCGTGAAGTTGCTCGGATGAAAAATAGTGTTGCTACTAATCTGCTTATCTTGGATGAAGTTTTTGATAGTTCGCTTGATTCTTCAGCGACAGCAGAACTTCTTTCTATTCTTAGAAGTTTGGGAAGCGAAACTAATCTGTTTGTTATTTCCCATAAAGGTGAGATCCTAGTAGATAAATTTTTACGAACAATTAAATTTGAAAAGATTAATGATTTTTCAAAAATGTCAGATGATTCTTGATTGGGACAGTAACCAAAGTGGCACAGTAGTGTCTCCACACCTTGACGACGGTGCTATAATTACAAGGTAACCAAGAGAGACGGATGAACACTCAAGAAGTCAAAGGCACTCTTGCTAAACTGCTTGCTACAGAGAATCTGACTGTAGAGCATCGTAAGGTGAGCACTGCCTGCTTTGATGTTGATAAGCGTCTGCTGATCCTTCCTATCTGGAAGACTGCTTCTAATACTGTCTATGATCTTCTCGTTGGACATGAGGTTGGACATGCTCTCTATACTCCCAATGAAGACTTTGGTAAGGTATCAAAGGCATTTGTCAATGTCTTAGAGGATGCTCGCATTGAAAAAATGATGAAGCGTACCTATCCTGGTCTTCGTAGATCATTTTATGATGGGTATCGAGAGTTGTGGAATAACGATTTCTTTGGTGTGAATGATGATGATATTGAGAAGTTGTCTTTAATTGATCGTATTAACTTATATTTTAAAGGCAATGCAGATATTTCTTTTACTGTAGAAGAACAGGTATGGGTTGATAGGACTTCAAATACAAAAACATTTGACGATGTTGTTGATCTTGCTAAAGATCTTTGGAAGTACGCCAATGAAAAGGAGGATGAAAAAGATCATAAAGTAATGCCTCAGTCTAAGGATGGTAATAGAAGTGCTGATACTGAGCAAGAGGGCATGACACATGAAGAGATGTTAGAAGAAGCAGAGCGTCGTGAGCAAGAGAATGAAGAAGACGGTGCATCTGAGTATAGTGATTCTTTTGAAGAGTCTTATGAATTCAGTGAAACTGAGTCGATAACTGATGGAGCACTCTCTGAAGCACTGGAGACATTGGTAGATGATAGTGCAAAGGAATGGATTTACTTAACTACTCCTGATGTTGATGTGAATGAAAAGATTGTTCCCTTTAAAGTCGTTCAAGAAAATCTCAATAAGCACTTTCATGAAAGGGTTTTTCATGATGAGACAGATGAAAGATACTACACTGACAATCTAAATTATGCTTTGAGTCATTTCAATTCCTTTAAGAAGGATACTAAAAAAACTGTATCTTACTTATGTAAGCAGTTTGAAATGAAGAAGTCTGCTAATGAGTATAAACGTACAGCAGTTGCCAAGACGGGAGTTGTCGATACCAATAAACTGTTTAAGTATAAACTAACAGAAGATATTTTTAAGAAAGTTTCAGTCGTCCAGGAAGGTAAGAACCATGGTTTGGTAATGCATCTTGACTGGTCTGGATCTATGCAGTATCAACTCTTAGATACTTTGAAGCAGGTTTATAACTTGATCTGGTTCTGTAAAAAATGTGGAATTCCTTTTCGTGTTTATGCTTTCCAATCTGGATATGGGTATCGATCAGCACATGATGAGGAAATCAATCAATCTGAGAATGAACTTGGATTTTCTCAGGACTTCCGTTTGCTTGAATTGTTTTCTTCTCGGCAAAATGCAAAGTCTCTGGAGAAGTCTATGCAATTAGTTTATACTCAAGTATTTTCTATGAATGGATATCGTTTATCCCATCTACCTGAATATACTCTTGGTGGTACTCCACTTGCTGAAGCAGTCTATTGCACTCGTCAAATTGTTGCTAGCATGAAGAGAGTTGAAAATGTTACTAAGGTCAATGTTATTTGTTTGACTGATGGTGAGGCAAATCCTATGAGTTATATTCAAGCTCCTAGTGATAATGAAATTTTCTATCAGAAAGGAGATTTACGCACGAAGTATCTTTGCCACCAAAGAAACAAAGTATTTTTTCTTCGAGATCATATTACTGGATATACTCGTAGAATCAATGCACATCCAAATGAAACTACAAAGGAGATTGTTTCTTTCTATCGCGAGATTACTGATTACAACTGGATAGGTATTCGTATTTGTAATAAGATGGAACTGACTCGTTTGGTTCGAGAGACTGCTAATGATGAGTTTGAATCAGTTGATAAGCAATGGAAAAAATATAAATTTGCTTCTATCAAAAATAAAATTGGATTTACTGAGGCATTCTTTATGCCATCCCAAGGTATTGGTGGTGAATCTCAAGATCTTACTGTGAAATGCAAAAAGGAAATTGCAAGTAAAGCAGAACTCACCAGGGCATTCAAGAAACATATGGGTTCTAAAATGACAAACAAAACAATTCTCAACTCATTCATCGAGCAAATAGCTTGACAACGGTCAAAACCAATGCTACTATTAGATCACAATCCTGTTCTCCCCATGAAAGAAAAAACTAACTATGTAAATTTGTTCAAGAGCAATGAAGTCAATGTTAGTAAGCATATGTTCAATTTAGTTATGAGCAGAAACTACAACGGTGACATTGAACTTTTTAAATCTGTATTGAGCAGAAAGAACCAAGGCAAAAAAACTGTTGTATATGACAACATCAAAGACTATCATAAAGAATTCTATTCTGATTCTGAATGGTGGACTAACGCCAATGAGAACGAACGAGCAGCAATTCTAAGGAGATTGTCTCATGTAATGGCAAAAGAATCAGTACAAAAAAATAATATCAAACAATACGAGAGGGAAAACGTTATCACTTCTACAGTCGAACCTGAAGTTCCAGTAGATAATAACTACACTGGATTGGAGCAGATGTTTAATACCAACTCAGATACTAATGAAATTGTTGATCAGTTTGCACTTCTTGCTGATCAGGGATGGACAACAATTAAATACAAAGATGTTTGGGAGGTTTCAAAATGAAGTGCAAAGTAGAACTGTTTAAAGCAGGTACAATTTTTGAAGAAATTGTTATTGCTACAGACTATGAAGATGCTAGGAAGGTTGCCTTGGCACGAAACCCTGGAGCAACTATCATGGGAGTAACAGCAGTATTTGAATGAACATCTTCGTCACTGATGAGTCTCCACGGGAATCTGCTTATGTCTTACCAGACAAGCACATCGTCAAGATGCCTCTGGAGACCTGTCAGATGCTCGCTATAGTCGCCTCAGACAAGTGGGGGCATGGTTATGGTACTTTGCCTAAGGCAGACGGCACACCCTATGCTACGGACAAGGGAGCATTCCGTAATCACCCTTGCACCAAGTGGGCAAATGAGACTGTGGCAAACTCTCGATGGTTGCTTGAGCATGGTATGGCATTATGTGAGCAGTATGCAGCACGATATGGTAAAATCCATACTTGCTTCAAGACTCTCCTTGCTGCTGATGCAATCATTCCTAATGCTGAGTTGAGTGATCATACTCCGTTTGTCTTTGCAGGACCTGACGAGTATAAGTATGACACCAGTATTGACATTTTCACTGCTTATAAGATGTACATTGCATCTAAACCATGGGTGGCATCCAACTACCTAAGACTGCCAGACTACAAACCTGACTGGGTGTGACACCTAAATAACTGTCCAAGACCCTCCCATTCGGGAGGGTTTTCTGCTATAATTACAAAGTAATCAAAGGAGACATGATGCCTCGCAAATCTGAAGTCACTTCTAAACAGATTGTGGAGACTCTTACTAACAATTTTGGTACTGAGGTTAGTTCAAATCAAGTTCGTATCGTAGCAGATCAACTAAATGTATCATATCCTACTGTGTGCAAACGTATTGAAGAATATAAATCAGGTAGAGGAAAGTGGAATCTGACTGCACAAGAAATCGAACGTGCATATGATGCTCCCTCTGCTATTCAAACTAACAACTATATACCAGAAAAAGATGCTTCCTATGTCCAGTTTGGTAATTACTCATCTCTTCGTAAAGTTATTCAGTCCAATTCTTTCTATCCTGTATTCATTACAGGTCTTTCTGGAAATGGTAAAACAATGTCGGTTGAGCAGGCATGTGCTGCAACTAAGAGAGAGTTGATTCGTGTCAATATTACAATCGAAACTGATGAAGACGATCTTATTGGTGGTTTTCGTCTTGTCGATGGTGACACTGTTTGGCATAATGGTCCAGTCATCGAAGCTCTGGAACGTGGAGCTGTACTTCTTCTAGATGAGATTGACCT